GTCCGGCCGCTTAGCTCGATCGTTATGCAGCAAAGTCGCGGCACTTGATCTTTGCCACCAGCCGGTGCCCGCTGCGCGTCATCAGCTCGGTCTTCGGCCGCGCCACGATGCCCTCTGCCTCAAAGTCGCCCCACGTCGAGCGAATGCCGCGCTTGGCCCAGGCCACCGCATCGTGCAGCGTGCCTTCGCCAATCACCGGCACCACGTCCAGGCCCAGCTTCCGCGCCACGTCGCCAACGTCGGCACGTTGCAGCCACCACTGGCCCACGCGCACATCGAACAGCACGAAGTCTTGGTCGGCGCGGTAGTTGCCGCCGCCCTTCTGAATCTTGGCTCCGTAGCCTTCGCCGTACAGCACGGCAGCGCCATCGGCGAACACTTCGCCCAGCTTCGCGGCCAGCGGCAGGAAGCGCTCGTTCAAGCGGCCCACCAGTTGCGCAGGGATCTGCGCGTCTTCGGTGCGGCCACCGAACGTGATGCCGCCGTCCTTGAAGATCACGCGAATGTTCGTGCCGTCCACCTTCTCGGTGAACGTCCACACGTTGCCAGCCAGGTATTCAAACTCCGGCAGCGTCCAATCGCCTTCAATCAGCGTCTTGCGCTTGCTGGTCATGTCGCGCTTGTAAATGCTCTGAATCTTGTGGTACTCGCTCACTTGCAGGCTCCTTTGTGTTGCTGCACAACTGTCGGTTCAAGCGGAGTGCCCACGGCGTTCAGCTTGGTCTTGTTTCTCGGGCTGTAGTGCCGCCGTGGTCACCCGCTTAACCTGGCGTTAGGCCCGCATTCCGTAGCCCATGCCACAGCAAGCGCAGCCCATGCGTGAGATGTCACTCCATACGTTGGGCCTGGATCCCCCTTCGTCCCTGGTGGCCCGATCTTGTCGATCAGCGCCGCGCGAACGCCTGCATCATTTGCCCTGACGTTTCCGTTACATAATGCGGCCTTGACAGCCTGCCTCGTAATCAGGATCACCGACTCCGGGGAGTGCCACGCCTGCTGATACCGGCCGACCCATCGCAGTGTGTCGATCACGCTTGCCCCGATAGTGGCGCTGTAGCTGGCCTGCATCGTCTCGATTGCGAGCACTGCGCCTGAGTCCTGTGGCTCTGACTCCACGAGACACAGCAGCCCGCCATTGAGCAGGACGCCGGCCTCCGAGACCACCCCATCCCGGAACCATGCAAATCCGCTTTGCACCGGGCCTGGGTCGATTCCGAGGACGATCACCGCTGCTGCTCCAGCCGACGGTCGAGCCAGTCGCGCGTGATCTGGCCAACCCATCCGGGCGGCGTCTCGCCCACAAACCTACGATCAACGAACGGCTCTGCGCGCGTGATCTTGGTGTCCGCCGTGATGACTGGCTCACAGGCAAGGAACGCTGTGTTCGCGTTACGGATACTGGGCCGGCGCTGCCGCACGCCCTGTGCCTGGATCGGCTTGGCCTTCTGGATCGGCTTGGGCTTCGGCCCAGGCTTCTGCTTCGGCGGCGTCTCCTTCGCGGGATTCAGCACCGCAGCGGGCGGCGCGAACTCCGGCGCGAAGTACACGACGTGCCGATGCGACACAACCAGCTTGGCAAGCCGCCCGTCGCGGATCAAAAACCGCAGCGGCCTACTGATCCACTGCATCAGCGCGTCCCTGGCCTGGGCAATTGCGTTGCAGCGCATGCCGGCCGGCCCTGCCTCGCGCACGAGGCGCTCGATATCGTTCATTACCACGGGTGGCGTCATGTCGTCGTCCTCTTGTTTGCCAAATTCTTGGCCCACGTCAGGGCCTCTTTGCTCAACCCCCTCGGGCTCTCCAGCAGCTTGCGCGCGTGGTCCCGCATCGCCACCGCCGCGAACGTCTCCACGGCGCAAAGCGAGTAGTCTTCCTGAGTTCCGTCTTCTGGCTTGAGCGCGTCTCGGAGAACCGCCAGGTGCTCTGTCAGCTCGGCCTCGACATCGTTCATGTTTGTTCTTGCTCGCGGGTTCATGCCGCTCCCAGCGCCGTGCGAGCCCACTCGACACGCTTCGCTGCGATGTCCGCATCGGTGGTGCTGAACAGCTTGCACTCGCGCTCGTACAGCACGCTCACGGTCTGGTGCGCAGGCTTGAACTTGCAGCCGCCGAAGCCGTTGCGTGCCGTTGGCACGCCCTTCAGGCGCAGACTCATGCAGGTGAGGCAGCGGGTCATCCGGCGGCCTCCCGCTTCTCCTGCGCAGTCACGATGCTCCGCGCCCACTTGAGGGAATCCGGGTCGCAGAAGCGGCCGACTCGCTCGTGATCGAGAAGCGTGCGCGCAGCCGTCAGCACCAGCTCCTGACGATCCAGCACAGCGCGCTCGGCCACGGGGTCAATGGGTTCGTACAGCATCAGTAGTCGTAGCCCTTCGACTTCTTCGGCGCGGCCACGCGCAGCGGCTCGAAGCTCTCGCACCACTCGTTGATCGCGGGCTTCCAGCGCATGGCGAAGGTGCCCTTCTTGCCGCCGCGGTGCTTGGCGACCTTCCAGCCAACCAACCGCGACTCGGAGCCTTCTTCCTCGCTCGCGGTCCACATCAGCACGGCCACGTCCAGGTCTTGCTCGATGTTCCCGGAGTCCCGAAGATCGGACAGCACCGGCTCCTTGTCGGTGCGGCGCTCGACCTCGCGGTTCAGTTGCGACAGCACGACGATGGGGATGTTCAGTTCCAGCGCCAGCGCCTTCAGGCCCTTGCTGATCTCGCCGATCTCGTCGTTCGTGGTCTTGTTTTTCAGCGTGCTCGTCAGCAGTTGCAGGTAGTCGATGGCAAGCACCTGCAAGCCCTTCACCGCACGGGCCTTGACGCGCACCTTGGCCAGCGTCAGGCCGCCATCGTCGTCCACATGCAGCGGGATTGCTCGGAGGGTGTCGACGGCCTCGGCGATGCGGCCCCAATCCTGATCGTCGAATTGACCGGATTGCAGCGTCGATCCGTCCACGCGCCCGGCCTCAGCCACCAGCGCATCGGCCAGCTCGTCGGCCGGCATCTCCTGCGACAGCAGCAGCGTCGTGATGCCGGAGCGCGCCAAGTGCAGCAGGATCGCCCGCGCCGCGCTCGACTTGCCCACGCTCGGCCGCGCCGCGATGCCGTAGACCTTGCCGCCGCGAAGGCCGCCAGCCAGCAGCCGGTCCAGCGGGTCGATGCCGGTCTTCATTCCGGCCGGCGCGCGGCCTTCTGCCAGGTCGGTGTAGCGGTCGATGGCTGCCGCCAGCAGGTCGGCCACAGCGCGCGGGGCCTTGCGCTGCGAGCGGCGATCGAACGCGCCGATCACGCTGGCGGCCTCGTCCAGAATCTCCAGCGCGCTCCGGCCGGACGGGTTGAAGGCGGCCGTCGCCATGTTGTCGGCCGCGGAGATCAGCGCCCGCAGCGTGGCGCGCTCGCGCACGATCTCGGCGTAACGCCGGATGTTGGCCGCGCTGGGCACGCTGGCGGCCAGCGAGTTCAGGTAGGCCAGGCTGTACTCGGCACCTTCTCGCCCCGTCTGCTTCAGCCGCTCGTGCACCGTGATGACATCGGCCTCCCGGCTCGCGGCGACAAGTTCGCCGATGGCCTCGAAGATGTCGCGGTGTTCACGGCGGTAGAAGTCTGGCGGCACCAGAAGGTCGCCCACCTTGTCCCACGCCGAGAACTCCAGCAGCAGGCCGCCGAGAACCGACTGCTCGGCCTCGACCGAATGCGGCGGGACGCGAAGCGCAGAGACGGCGGCCGTGGTGTCGACAGCGGTCGTCATGCCGCCTCCGCCAGTGCGCGCTGGGCCTGGATGCCAACGGTGGTGAGGGCGTAGGCGCCGTGCTGGTCGCAGTACCAGAGCTTCAGCCAGTTGCCACGGACGGCCTTGCGGAAGACCTGCCGCCAGTCGCGGTAACGCTTTGCGTCGGGCTGGCTGTAGCGGTGGCGGAACTCCTGCCACGCCAAGGACAGGAAGTCGTCGGGGATACCGACCGTGGCCGCGTAGTCGAAGACCGCATCGTCCTCGGGGATCAACTTCTCGCCCTTGGCCTTGACCGACTCCGCCCAGGTCTTCAGCGATACCGCAGCTTTAGCCCCCCGTGGGGGTATGGGGGTACTACTGGTGTCTGGTGACTGGAGAGCTTTTGTTTTGGCACCCTGGATCGAACCCACTGGAAACCCGCTGGGTTTCTGCTCGGCATCCGACTCGGGTGCCGCTGGGTCCGCGTCGGGTTCGTCCTTGGATGCCTTTGGCCTGCCGCCGCGTTTCCCGTTCTCGCGCGCAGCCTTGACCTTGGCTTGCATCTTGGTGATCTCGCGCTCGACGCGGGCGTGCTTCCACGCGCCGTCGTCCAGCGCGAAGAACTCGGCCAGCACGATGTCGACCGCCGCCTTCTCGTCGTCAGTACGCGCCCTGCACACACGGTGCGCCTGCTCGGCCGGGATGCCCTGCTCGGTCGTGTAGTACCGATCCAGCAGCAGCGTGTAGGCGCCGTGCTCAAGCATGGTCAGATGGCAGGCGTCCTTGGCATAGTCGCCAAGGTGGCGCTCGTAGTAGTTCACGACGTGACCGGTTTAGGCTGCAAAAAGATCGGCCGTCGCAGGAACAGAAACGCTGGCCAGATTCGCTGCGGCTTGCTTGAAGTAGCTATCCTTGAGCTCGGCGCCCACAAAGCGCCGGCCCATTTCCAGAGCCACATAGCCCTCGCTACCGATCCCCATGAACGGGGAGAGCACGATGTCTCCGGGGTTCGTCCACAGCATCACGCCGCGTCGGATCACGTCGAGTTGCAGCGGGCAGATATGCCGTTCGTCGTCGTGGTCGCGTGCGCTGCGGTATTGCAGGGTGTCGGACGGGTTGATGTCCATCCACACCGGGCTGGCCACCTTCTGCCACAGGTCTACCGGGAACTCTGCGCCGTGCGTCACGCGGTCTTCCTGCTCGCCTGGGTTGCGTACCGTGATGAGGTAGTCCGGGATGCCCATGCGGCACATCGCAGAGTTTTCGCGCACGCTCTTGTGAAGCAGGCCCAGCGCCTTGGTGCGCTGCATCGCGGTCACGGGGTCTTTCCAGATCGTCACCTTCGCGTGAAAGATGAACCCGTGCCGCTGGAAAGCCCGCAGCAGATCGCCGGGAAAGTCCTTAAGACCAATCACGCCGTCGCGCTCTTTGCTGCTGGGCATATCCATGCAGTGGAAGCTGATGTTGCGGCCCGGCTTCATCACGCGCCGCAGTTCCGCGATGAGGAAGTCAAGATGGGCGAAGAACTCGGCATCGTCGCGCACGTTGCCCATGTCGCGCGGGCTGTTGCTGTAGGTGTACAGGCTGGCGAACGGCGGCGAGAAGATGCTGTAGCCGATGCTTTTGTCCGGCAGACCTTTCAAGACCTCGACGCAATCGCCGTGGTAGGCGGCGTAGGTGTCGGTGACGACTTGATCGATGCAGTTCATGCGGCAGCTTTCAGAAAGGCCGGCACGGTGACTCGCTGGCCGGCGTTGTGGGTGTTCGTGGCTCGCGTCAGGCCGGTGACTTCCGCCATGACGGCATCGCGCGTCTCGCTGCTCAGGCTCTCGGCCATAGCATTGGCGTCGCGCTCTTTGCGCTTGATGTTCGCTACCACAGCGCCCTCGGCACTCGACGCAAACACATGCACATGCACGTCGCGCTTCTGGCCGAACCGCCAGCAGCGGCGCACGGCCTGGTAGTAGCTCTCGAAGCTGTCAGTGACGCCGACGAACGCCATGCGGGCCGAGTGCTGCCAGTTCAGGCCAAACCCGCAGATCGAGGGCTTGCTGACCAGCACGCGGATTCGACCGGCCGCGAAGTCGGCCAGGCGCTGTTCCTTCACTTCCACCGCATCGGCGCCAGCGATCTGCACCGCGCCGTCGATGGCCTTGGTCAACGCATCGCCCTCGGCATTCAGGTCGCACCAGACCACCCATGGCTCTTGGGAATCGCTGTTGACGATGGCCGCGCAATCGCTCACGCGGTCGGTGATGCTCATGCGGCGGGCTTCGCGCCGCTCGCTCAGGGTTTGAGCCTCGGCCGCGAACAGCATGCCGTTAATCGGCATCTCGGTCTTCACCGTGTGCTCGTGCAGATGCAGCGGCGGCAGTGCGTAGGCTGCGTCGTCAAACCCCAGGTCTGACGGCTTGCGCACCATCGCGCCCCATGTGCTGACCCACTGCCAAAACAGATGCCGCGCGTGGCCCTTCAGGCGCCAAACGCTGGTGTCGCCGCCGTCGTGCGTAAAGAACTCGGCCAGCATTTCCTGACGGGTGCAGATGCCCAGAAACTCGGCATGCGTGCCCAGTTCGGTCCAGTCGTTCGGGGCCGGCGTGGCAGTGGCGCACAGCTTGAAAGGGGTCTGCGTGAAGGCAGACAGCAGCGTCTTCAGGGTCTTGGTGTCGTGGTGCTTGATGCACGACGACTCGTCCAGAACCACGCCGCCGAACTCGGCCGGCTCGAATCGATGCAGCCTGTCATAGTTCGTGATGACGATGCGCTGGCCGGCCGTCTCCGAACCGTCGCGGCAGTGCTTGACTTCGATGCCAAGATCGATTCCCTCGGCCACAGTCTGCGGCGCGACGGCCAAGGGCGCCAGGATCAACACAGGCCGGCCAGTGTGGCGCTGCACCGCGTTGGCCCAGGCCAGCTGCATGCGGCTCTTACCCAGTCCGGTGTCGGCGAAGATCGCCGCTCGCCCCCGCTTGATGGCCCAGCCGGTCAGGGCGGACTGGTGAGGGAACAGGGATGCCGGCAAATCGAAGCCGGACGCGATGCCGGTGGGCGGCACGCGGGACAGCTTCCGCTGTACGTAGTCTTGGTAGTTCACAGCGCGCCTCCTGTGTTTCCTCCCACGCATTGAACGTGGGGGTACGCATTCGCGGGGGATGCTCCCAAAGTGGCGGCATGCCTGTTCGGACACGTCGCAACGCCATCGCTGTCGATCAGCGCGGGCTGGATGTAGTCCGGCGCACTGGAGTCCGCCGCGTAGGTGAATCGCTGGCACGTCCGGCAGATCAGATGCGGGCGCGTCTGGGTGATGCGGGACTTCCCGCCTTGGCAAGTCACGCGGCGGCCTGCTGCGAAACGGCCCCCAGGTGAGGCCAAAACTTCGCAACCGAGTCGACGCGAGGGTTCTTGGTCTCGCCGCCTCGGATCTTCAGCAGCGTGTGAAATGGCACCCCAGACAGTTCGGCCAGCCGCTGAAGCTGCCCCGTCGTCATGGGTTCGAGCGCCGATGACACGTCGGCAGCAGTTGGCACGGTGTGGTCCATACCTCAACGCTACCTTATTCGGTTGGGGTAGTCAACCGGATTCGGTTGGATCGAGGGGCCCCTGTTCGGGCTGCAGATTTTTGTAACAGGCCAACCGGATTCGGTTGACAATCCAACCGGATTCGGTAGGATACATCCCATGCCCTAAACGAACCCCGCACGTTGCGGACCAGGGCGGGAGGTCAAGATGGCGACGAAGAAGATCACGCGGAACTTCGGCCTGTGGCGCGACCTGAACCCGATCTTTTGCGACGGCTCCGACGACTACGCGCTGACGAACTACAACCGGGACGGCAAAAACCGCCGCGATGGCTACGTCTACCTCGGCGAGGTCGCGGTCGATCTCGAAGTGCCGGCCGACTTCGACCCGCGCCCGCACCAGATCGCCGAACTCGAAGCGCAGCGCACCGAAATCCGCGCCAAGTTCGAGGCCACGATGACAGAGATCGCGCGGCGCATCTCCAACCTCCAGGCCATTGAAGCGCCGGAGGCCGCATGAACGCCGTCCTCCAACCCCGGCACATCCAGGCCGCCGACGAGATGGCGATGGGCGGCATGGAGTCCGTCGTACAGTACCTGCGCGCCACGAACGCCGAGCAGCGCGTCCGCATCGAGAAGCTGCAGGACATGCTGCACGAGACGCAGCGGCTAGCGGCGAACCTCGGCTCGCAAGTCCGCGAGCTCAAGGGCGAGAACGCCACCGCGCAGCCAGGCTGCCAGATCGTCAACGTGCCATTCGACGGCAGCTACCTCGTTGTCGAGGCGCAGATCGAGGCCGGCGATTGCGAGACGTTCGATCACACTGGCGATTCTGGCTCCATCGTGCCGATCAACATCTTCGTCAACGGCCGGTGGCTGGATGTCGATGATCTTCACGCGGCGCTGGACCTGGACGGCCTGCGCGACCGGATCGCGGAGGTGTTGGCATGATCCGCCCGACCCTGTTCGTCGTCACGATGCCAGGCCGCAGTCCAGTAGATCAGAGGCTGTCGCTTCGCGCCGTGCGCCTGTACCCGGACAGCCCGTACCTTCAGCGCGAATGGCTGCGCGCGGTGGCCGTGGTCAGAAGCACCTCGCGCGGATGGCATCTGGACCAGCCGGTGGAGCGCCGGCAATGAAGCGCGACGGCACACACACGCTCGAATACGTGATGCTGGTCCTGTTCCTGGGCTGGGTCGCGGCAACCATCTTCGGAGGCTGACATGCACACCATCACACCACACCGCTTCGACGAGGACAGCGTTCTCGCCTACCGCGAGCACGAGGGCCAGATCGACGACGAGCACGACGCGGCGCGTGACTACGAGTCCGAGGCCGGGCGCTACGAAGCGTTGACCTTCGGAGAAAACGTATTCGCCTGGTCCGTCATCGTCTTCGGCCTGGCGACGTTCGCCTTGGCCGTCGCGGTCCTGTTCGGACACAACCCCTTCTAGGGCGCCTTCCACTCTCATCCCAGCTTGCGTGACTCACAAGCCAAAGACGCCGCACCAGCGACCCGCGACGATGCCCTATCTCATGTTCTCGCGGCACGAATCCCACCTGGAAGGCCGAAAGTTGACAGGGTGGCTGATGGTGCGGAACGAGTCAACCGATCAACGATCCGCGGAACCCTCCAGGGGGAACACATCGGGCGATGTGGGCCGGGAGCGAGTCCGTATCGCCGGCATTCGAGGGCCTGCTGTCGTGGCCGTCGCTGCTGATCGTCTCCATCGTGGCCGCGGTGATCGTGGCCATCGCCAGTTCCTGAACCCAATTCACCAGACAGGAGAACCCGTGAACCCCGATCAAACCCAGGTCGCCATTGCCAGCAAGGGCGCCGTCTCGACCTTCAACCTCAACCCGCGCAACTTCGAAGAGGCCTGGCGCCTGGCCGAGATCCTGGCCGACTCCGAGCTTGTGCCGAAAGACTTCCGCGCCAAGCCCGGCAACTGCCTCGTGGCCATCCAGTGGGGCGCCGAGGTCGGTCTCGGCGCGCTGCAGTCGGTGCAGAACATCGCGGTCATCAACGGCCGGCCGTCCATGTGGGGCGACGCGCTGATCGCGCTGGTCCGCAGTAGCCCGCTGTGCGAGTGGATCATCGAGTCCGACGACGGCCAGGCTGCCACGTGCCGCGTGAAGCGCCGCGGCGAGCCCGAGCAGTCGCGCACGTTCGGCATGGATGACGCCAAGACGTCCGGCCTTCTGGGGAAGTCCGGGCCCTGGACGCAGTACCCCAAGCGCATGCGCCAGATGCGCGCCAGGGCCTTCGCGCTGCGCGACGTCTTCCCTGACGTTCTCAAGGGCATCCCGATGGCCGAAGAGGCGCTGGACACGCCGGCAGAGCGCCACATGGGCCCGGTCGACGAGGTTCCGCCGCCGGCCCAGGCGCGTCCCGCGCTGCCGGACTACTCGCAGGCCGACTTCGAAAAGAACCTGCCGGCATGGAAGAAGGCTGTGGCCAGCGGCAAGAAGACGGCCAGCGCGCTGCTGGCCATGCTGCAGACGAAGGCCACCTTCAGCGAGGAGCAGAAGGCGCAGATCCTGAGCCTGAAGGTCGACGCGCAGGACGCGACGCCCGCGGCGCCGCCGGCCGACCCGCCGCCGGCCAGTGGCGAGCATGACGATTTCGTCGACGACATGAACGCGGCCGAGTCCGCTCAGGGAGCCTGAAATGCAGATCCTCGAACTGACCCAGGGCAGCCCGGAGTGGCTTGCCCACCGCGCGAAGCACTTCAACGCCAGCGACGCGCCGGCCATGATGGGCGTGAGCCCGTACAAGACCCGGGCCGAGCTGCTGCGCGAGATGCACACCGGCGTCGTGGGCGACGTCGACATCGCCACGCAGAAGCGCTTCGACAACGGGCACCGAGCCGAGGCTCTGGCCAGGCCGCTTGCCGAGGAGATCGTCGGCGAGGATCTCTACCCGGTGACGGGCACTGCGGGCAAGCTGTCGGCCAGCTTCGACGGCCTGACGATGGACGAGACGCAGGGGTTCGAGCACAAGGCACTGTCCTCCGAACTGCGGTCCGCGTTCGCCGCCATGATGCAGCCGGCAGCCGAGGGGGAAGTTCCAGACAAGACGCCGGGCGGGCGGCTGCTGCCGGTCCACCATCGCATCCAGATGGAGCAGCAGCTGCACGTCAGCGGCGCCGAGCGGGTCCTGTTCATGGCCAGCGAGTGGGACGCAGAAGGCGGCCTGATCGAAGAGCGGCACTGCTGGTACTACCCAGACGCCGAACTGCGCGCCGCCATCCTGAACGGCTGGGCCCAGTTCGAGCGCGACCTGGCCGCCTACGTGCTGCCCGAGGCCGCGGCGCCGGCCCCGGTCGGCAAGGCGCCCGACACCCTGCCGGCCCTGCGCATCGAAGTCTCCGGCGAGGTCACGGCATCGAATCTCGCCGAGTTCAAGCAGACCGCGCTTGCCACGATCCGCAGCGTGAACCGCACCCTGAAGACCGACCAGGACTTCGCCGACGCCGAGAAGGCGGTCAAGTGGTGTGCCGACGTCGAGTCTCGCCTGAAGGCCGCGAAGGAGCATGCGCTGTCGCAGACCGCGACCATCGACGCGCTGTTCAAGGCCCTGGACGACATCGGCGCCGAGGCGCGCACGGTTCGCCTGGACCTTGACAAGCTGGTGACGCGCCGCAAGACCGAGGTGAAGGAGGAAGCCGTCGCCAGGGCGCGCCGCGCCTTTGACGAGCACGTCGCGGCAATCAACGCCGAACTGTTCCCGTTCAAGCTGCCGGCCATCGCCGCGGACTTCTCCGGCACGATCAAGGGTCTGAAATCGATCGCGAGCATGCAGGACAAGCTCGACGCGCTGCTGGCGACCACGAAGATCGCGGCCGATGCCGAGGCCCGCGAGATCCGCGCGAACCAGGCGCGCTTCAAGACCGAGGCCGAGGGCTTTGAGTTCCTGTTCGCCGACGTCGGGCAGTTGGTCTACAAGGCGGCCGACGACTTCGTGGCGGTGCTGCAGGCGCGCATCGCGGCGCACAAGGCGGCAGAGGAGAAGAAGCGCCAGGCCGAGGAGGAGGCGCGACAGGCGGCAGAGGCCGCCGCAGCGAAGGCCAAGGAATACACCGAAGGGCCGGGCTCGCAACAGGTTCTGAAGGCAGAGGCGGCAACGCCCGACGCTACCGACCGAGCGACCACGGCCGATGCAAGCCCGAGCGGCGGCTCCATGGGCGCAGGGCAACCGGCCGCCGCCGGCCCCGCTGGCGGGCCGATCACCACGCTCAAGCTCGGCGCCATCTCCGACCGCCTGGGATTCACGCTCACCCGCGCCTTTGTCGAGAGCCTGGGCATCAATCCCGTGGGCACCGAGAAGGCCGCAGTGCTGTTCGCTGAGAGCGACTGGCCGCGCTTGTGCGATGCGCTGGTTGCGCATATCCAGGCCAAGCGTGGTGTGGCCTGACCAATTCACGGGCGATGTCAGCAGCGTGGGGCTTCCTGTGGCTGGACGATGAAGACGAGGAACACCCGGAGCGCCACGACTTTGACTGGCTGGAAGATGGGTGCTGGACGAAGTGGCACGACCATGCCGAGCATGTCGAAGTCATTGGCGGCCACGGGGTCAGCTACACGCCGCCTTACACGCACTGGCTTGACCTGCCGGCCATACCGAAAGCGCCTAACGATCGAATTCAGCCGCGCCGCTAGGCGTCGGCTGGAATGAGGGGTTAGCCCGCTCCCCCAAAAAGCGGCACAACCTAGGAACGAAATGGAAACCTTCACGCAACCGAAGATCACCGGATACCGCCAACTGAGCGAGGCCGAAGTCGCGCTGATGAACGAGGGCAAGGCGCTGGCCGAGCAGTGCGGAGCCTACATCGCCAAGCTGCGCACCTACGCCGACGTGGCGCGCAAGACTGACGTGGAGCAACTGACGCCGCCTCTCGATCAGCGCTGGATCAGCATCGGCGCCACGGACCTGCAGCGCGGGTTCATGGCTGTCATTCGCGGCATCGCGCAACCCACCACGTTCTGAGCATGGAAGCGGCGCCCGACTTTGATGCCTTGCGCGCCCGCCGCAATGCGGCCGTGCAGGAGATGCACCAGAAGATGGCCGACGAGTGGGGCGTGCCGCTGCAAAGCCTGCGCTCCAACTTCAACCCGGGCACCTGCTACTGCGCATGCGCTACGGGCGGCCCTTGCGAACACAAGTGGGATGGCGATGGCTGGGAGAGCGAGGACGGCTGCGCATGGAGCGCGACGTGCTCACGCTGCGGTAGCACCGCCATGAGCCACGACATGAGAAACGCACCGTGAACCACAAGCGGGCTAACGTTCGAGCTGAGAGGCAATGACCGGCGCTGACACTGTGGGCGAAACACGCAAGGGCAGCCCGCCGGGCCTTGCCCTTTCGAGCGACGGGTTAGGGCGCTGCGTCCGAAGCGCGCTATACTTCGCGCGCCATGAATGCCTCGCTCCCGCGACCCTCAATCTCTCTGGGTGTATTGTCAGCCCGGTTAGACGGCCGCGCTTGGAACGCGGAGGCCGCAGGTTCGAATCCTGCCACCCAGACCACCTTCCTACTCAGTCGATCCCGACTCAGTTACTGACGCTCCATCACGGAGCGGACGCCTATTCGGTAGGGCACGGGGCTGTAACCCCCAGGTCGGCTAGTTCCGTTGAGGTTCGAATCCTCATCGCTCCACCAACACGCGGGCCGCTGGCGCAACCGGCAGACGCGACGCCCTCAAACGGCGGATGTTCCGAGTTCGAATCTCGGGCGGCCTACCAAGATCATTGCCCCGCTGGCGGAATTGGCATACGCGCTGGTCTTAGAAACCAGATTCTCCCGGTTCGAGTCCGGGGTGGGGCACCAGAAGCAACGGACGGTTGGCAGAGCGGTAATGCACCGGTCTTGAAAACCGAGATGGTCAGCGAACCTGGCCGCGTGGGTTCGATCCCTACACCGTCCGCCATCAGGAAGGTTGCCAGAGTGGCAATGGGCCGGCTTGCTAAGCCGAGGCCGGTGCGCAAGCGCCGCGAGCGTTCGACCCGCTCACCTTCCGCCAGCCGCGAGCGCCCTAACGCTAGGTTAAGCGGCTGACAACGGCCGCGCAGACCTACCCGAAGCGCGCGAACGCAGCCAGCCGTTGGCAGTCGCGCTTGAACCGACAGTTATGCAGCACCAAGGAAGCCCATGAACGCCAATGCGAAGCCAGTGAAGACCGACCTGATGCGCAACAGCGCGCAGACCTTGACCGCCGGAATCATGACCGGCCACGACCACCCCAACACGCAGGAAGAGTTGGACCGCATGAACGGTGCGAACTGGCTGCACAAGGCTGCTGCGGAGCTGGACCGGCTGCGCGGCCAGCGGCTGGTGCTGCTGGAGCTGCTGAGCGAAGCGGCGCATGTGATTCACAACCTGCCCGACGAAGCAGAAACGCAAGACGAGGCCGACATGCTGAACACGCTGAAGGACCGAATTGCAGACGCACGCGGCGCGGTGCTGCTGGAACTTGCTGCATAACGCCGAGCTAAACGGCGCCCGCAGGGCGTCCGATTTGAGCGCCGAGTTAGGCGCAGGAGGTTGAATATGGGAATTACTGGTGGATTTGGCACCTTGATTGACCTTGTGACCGGGAGGCCGCGCAGGTGGTACATGCGCGCAGACGGAATAAAGCGATGGGTGAGCAACGACCAACCATGTGATGTGGCGAAAGAGCCCAACTTGTGGCGCTGCACTGTTTGCGGACGGATCGGAACCGTCGGCCGATGCTGCGGTGAAGAAACGCGCGAGCCTGTGACGCCTAACGCCGGAGGTGAGCCGGAGACAACGGCCCGCACCAACCTGTAAGAAACGCTGATGAGTTGCCGGCCGTTGGCTCTCGGCTCGACCGACCAGTTAGGCCCTGGCTCCGAAGCGCGCAATGCAACCGTACTAGGACTAAACGACGTGGACAAGCAGAAACTGGAAGAAGCACGGCAACTTGCGATGAGCATGACCTCGCACCCGGTGGCCTTCGGGACCATTGACCATGTGGAGAGGGCCGGCGAGCTGCTGGGCCTGCTGTGGCAGGAAGTGCTGCGGCTGCAGTGCGACCTGAAGGATGCGCAGGCCGACGCCGAGCGCCTGGCCCGCGAAGCGCACACATGGAGCAAGGCGGCGGAAACCTACGCGGCCGAGCTTGAGCGCCACAAGCCACTGCTGCAGGCAGTGGAATGGCTGCTGGACGACGGCCACATGAACACCGAGCACCTT